TGATTCTGCCGGAAAGGAACTTAACAACTTCATAGATGAAAAGGACTTGACTAGAACAGAAACCAAAAACCCTATTAGTAGAGAAGCCCAAGAGTTGTATGAAAATATAAAACTACTAAGGTATTCTTCAGAAATAGTAGCAGACCCTTTCGCTGAAAGGTTTAAGGGTAATATCCTTGAAGAATTGTTATCTAATCCTGAAAGTATGCTTAAATTTGTCCACTATGCTTTAAGGAATGATAATAAATCCCTATCTAAAGAGATTTTAAGCATTAAAGACATGGAAAGTGACTCAATTACGGAAGGTCTTATGGGTCTTGACCTAGAATCGGAGGATATTGCCCTCTACATTATCGAGCATTACGGAGATGGAAAAGACTCAAAGAAGGTCGAATCCAAAGTAAAGGCCGCTATGGATATGTTAGAACTAGTTTTCTTTTCTCAACATGAAGAAAAAGAATGGACTGAATTAAAAGATATTGCTAAATCAGTAGAAGAGAAATCCGCTACTCATTTTATTATCCCAAACAAACCTATGTATCGTATTTTTGAAATAGATGACATTAAAGAACTTAAAGGATTTAGTGGTGATTGGTATGTTCAAGAAAAGTATGATGGTATGAGAATTCAATTACATAAGTTAGATGGTAAAATTACTATCTATTCTTATAATGAAAAAGACATAACTAATAAGTGTCCAAAACAAGTAAAAGAACTTAAAAAGAAAGAATATGGTGATTGTATTCTAGATGCTGAATTAATTCTATTTAAGGGTGAAGAGTCTTTACATAGAGCCGACACTGTGGCACATGTATTCAAAGGTAAATATAAAGATGCTGACTTAAGATGCCATGTGTTTGATATTATACGACATGAATCTCAAACTTTAACTGATGAAGAACTAGATTCAAGAATGAAGATACTATTTAATAATTACTCTTCAAAAAGCAATCAAGCAATTGCCTATCCTTCTAAGAAAGATACTAGAGAGGCAGATAACTTACAGGATATTGAGACTTATGCTAAAGAAATGATGGAAATACCAACCTCCGAAGGAGTAGTAATTAAAGACGCTACTTCTACTTATTATATAGGCACTAAGAAAAATCCTAAGTGGATTAAGTGGAAGAAGTTTGTTGATTTAGATGTTATTGTTTTAACTAAAAATAAAACCAAAAGTAATTTATATTCTTATAGTTTAGGTATTGGGCCGGTAACAGAAGACTTAGATAACTTAGTTGAAATTAAAGGCTCTAATTACATGAATGTAGGTAAGGCTCTTAATACTAAAATTTCAGTGGATGTTGGGGATATTATCCGAGTAAAGGTAGATGAAGTTAAAAAGAAAGGAGAAGCATACAGTCTCTACTCTGCTAAAGTAATTGAAGTTCCCGAAGTAATTCTCCCTGATAAATTAGTTACTTTGGAATTTTTATCAAGAGATACTAAGAAGTCATTAAACTATGATGTAGAAGCATTGACTAAAGGAATTAGAGTAACTGATTACATACATGGAGAAACTAATTTAATTATTAAATCAGGATTAGATGGCTTTACTATCTACGGTTTTGAAGAGAATAATTTAATGTCTAAGAATGCTTTGAATGATTTAGATATGTGGAAGCAACAGGCTATTGATATTATGAAATCAAAGCAAAGTGAATTCACAGTTGCTATCTTTCAATACCTAAAAACAAATGGGCCTAAAACTGCTAATGAATTACACGCCTATTTAAAAGAAAAACATACTGACTTATATGGAGAAGTTTTAGATTCAAATAAGAGTAAAGTAAAGGAATGGTCTTCTTTAAGGGATGGAATAAGCATAATAGATGATAAATTGTCGGCTGATAATGATAAGATTATGCAAGAAGAAGAGATTCTAAAAGAATATAAAACTCCTAAAGAACTAAGAGAAGGTCAATTCAAGTTATACTCTAGAGAAGATGATAACTTAACTTTAGCCATTAAGTTAAATAAAGAAACTATGTTTTGGACTATTGAATTAGACGACCAAAAAGAACTCTTTGATTTGTTTGGTGCGGCTGGTAAATACCCAGCAGAAGTTTCAAAGAACCTTGAAAGAGGTAAAGTTGTAGATTCTGGTAAAATTGAATTAGGTGTTCAAAAAGATGGCTACCATGAGTATTTCTTAGAAGGTAATAAGTTTGAAACTAAAATGCACTTTAGAGTTATACCAGTTAAAGGAAAAGAGATGTGGTTGGCTTGGACAGGCTTCAAACAAGAACCTGCCGATGATGATTCCGATGAAGGAAAGTGGGATATTTATGCGGATAGATACAATAAATTACCCCTACCCAATAAAAAGTAGTGTTCTTTATATAGTGGTCGAACCAAGAAAGGGTTGAGGAAGAATGAGTTCGGCGGTAATGTCAAACAGAACCAACGAGTTCAGGATTCTCAAAAGCGACGATTTAATGATTGGTGGTTATGCTTCTATTGAAATCGTTGATAAACAGAATGACCTCATTACACTCAAAGCACTTAAAGACGCAACAAACAAATACATGGAGAACCCTAAATTTAGAAATGTAATGACTAATCATTCTAATGTTCAAGTAGGGGAAGTTGTAAAATCATACAGAGATAAAACAGGAAAACTTTGGAAAACAGAAGTAGATGATGTAGGATTCTTTGTAGTAATTAAGTTAAGAGATGATATTGAAAAAGCAAAAGAAATCAATAGAGGAATAAGAAAAGGTTCATTGAGAAGTTTTAGCATTGGAGGCCAAGCACTAGAAAAAGTAAAAAAAGACCACCAAGAATTAGGACAATACAATGAAATTAGTAAATTAGAACTGCACGAAGTAACTATATGTGAAAAAGGAATAAACCCCGAAGCAAGATTTGATATTCTAAAACAAGATAAAACAAAAAATAAGGTGAAAAAAATGAGTAAAATTGAAAAAGCACTAGCAGAATTAGACGCACTTATGGCAGAAGTTAATACTCTGCGTAAGGAAGAAGAGGAACAGATGGATATGCCCGAAGAAGAAAAGATTGCCGCACTTCAGCAGGCATTTAATAATATC